AAATGGAAGATGCAATAAAAGAAAAAGTTACTACTTTTAAATTACCGAATAAGAAATTACTAGTAGTACCTATTAAAAGAAAAGGTGGATGGTTACCTCCAGGACATGAAGCAGAATTTCTGTTTAAAACTAGTTCAGTAGATTTACCATTACCAAGAGATAGATATACGGGACAATATAAAGAACCGTTAACAGCAGAGGAAAGGGCTTTCTTTGAAAGTGATGCAGCAGGGTTGGCTTTAAAGAAAAATGACTTAAATGTACATAATAAAGCTGATAACTACTGGGATAATTTTAAAGTGAAATTAGACAAAAATACTAAGGTATTAGATTTATCTAAACCTATAGATTATTTACAATATAAAGTTCTTTTACAGAATACATCAACAATTGCACCTTCTGCAGACCAAAAACTAAAGAAAGGTACATATAGATTTTGTATTACAGAGGAAGGACATGAAAATGAACAAAAAGTAAAAGCAGCTTCTAGTAAAATGGAAGCATACAAGTTTTTAGGTAAAGTAGAACATTCTGCAGAGAAGATGAGAGACTTCTTGAATGTATACAATACTATTAGACCTGGAGGTAAGCAAGTTGCTCCAAACGCTAAAGCAGGTTTCTGTATTGCAGAAATGGAACGTTTGATTATACAAGACTTATCTGGCTTTTTAGATTTAGTTAGAGATGAGCAATATACTGCTAAAGTACTTGTTCATAACGCATTAGCGGCTAGAGCACTTATTAGAGATGGTATGGTGTTTAAAACTGCAGATAATAAAACTGTAATTGGAGAAACTATGGGGTCTGTATTAGACTTTTTAGCTAACCCTAAGAACAGTGAAGAAGTTATTAAAATTAAAGGTAGAATAGAAAACTCTAAATAATGACAGCAGCAGAATTGGAATTATCATTTTTAAGATTGTATGACAAGGTTACTAACCTTGCAGCTCCTGGTTATGAGCAGGAAGAAATACAGCTATTCTTAAATAAAGCCCAATTACAAGCTGTTAAACACAGGTACAATTACAAAGGTAACAAGTACCGTGAGGGAGTAGAAGCTACTGAAAAAAGAAGAAAAGATTTATCAGAACTAGTAAGAGGGGTAGACCTTTCTGCTAGTTCTAATAATAGTGACCAAACTGGAGTTTTTCCTAATGGCGTGTTCTTTGATTTACCGACAGATTTTCTCTATACATTAATGGAGGAAGTTACTATTTCACATACAAACGCATGTTTTGATGGAAATAGAATTAGTGTTAAACCTATTACTCACGATGAGTATAATTCTAATGTAAAAAATCCTTTCAAAAAACCTAATGAAGAATTAGTTTGGAGATTAGATTTTAGTCATGATATAGTAAACGGTACTCCTGAATTAAGACATGAACTTGTCA